CTTATAGTCCTATCATAGCAACAAGAGCATCTTTAAACATATTAAGTTCTACTGGATTTGATATTACAGAGTTTCTTAATGCTTCTGATTCTGACTTTTTTATAGATGTTAAGGGTGGCACTTACGATGGCACTACTCTTAATTTAACAAAGACTGTTTGGCAAGGTTTCTTTGTGCCAGTAGAAAGAATACAGTTTGGCGTAGTAGAGCCTAATTTCTACTCATTGACGTTTGTAGACGGTTTGTCAAAACTTAAGGAAAAGCGTTACTATTACAATGGCAATCAAAGTATAGGATACTTTGCAGGTGACGCTTCATCTATTAAAGACATTATCATTGAATGTCTATCTAAGACAGACAATACACTTAATGTTTGGATTAACGAGTACTATAAGACCGCTTCAGTACCTTCTAGAAACATAGAAAACATATTTTTGAGGAAGAACTCATTCTGTAAACAACCAGGTGAGTATTACACTTATTATGAGATATTAGAGGGTATATGTATAGCTTTTGGATGGGAATGTTACTTTGATGCTGGTGTATGGAAGCTACAGAGCTATGCAGCCTTAAGGATGGCTAATTTGAGCTATTATGTTTATAATGCATCTGGTGCTTATTTATCAACTCAGACTTCAGCTTTTGAGCCAAGTGTCATTATTGACTCTACCAACAATTTCAAGCAAGTAGGTAAATCATTAATCATAAGCGTAAACAAGGCTAAATACTCTATGTTTAACCAAGCTCCAGTTAATGGGGTTAGAGGATTACCTAATAACAAGTTTACTTCATGGTCATCTCCTACCATACTTGATGGGTTTGAGAATACTGGCCTTACAATAAGCGAAAGCGTAAGCCCTACTGGCGTTAGAATTACTTCTGTAACCACAACTCCTGGGACAACGAGTGAATACCTAAAAAACAAATATACATACGCTGTAAAGGCTGGTGATAATATATCTGTAAAGTGGTTAGAGACTTTGACTGCAAATACACAATCTCAGTATAACGTTACACTTACAGATGGCACTACAAGCTATTATCTTCAAAATGACGGCACTTTTAGTAATTCTTATAATATACTACCTAAATGGGATGATGTAGCCGCTACGTGGCCTAAATACACCAATGTGCCTATTGATGGTAATATTGAACTATATATCTTTAAACCATACTATAGTGGGTCTGGTGGTACACCATCTCAGGTTGTCCAAAACTTCCTTATTGATCAATATGGTATCAGTAGCAATATATTCAATTTTGATGCTGTAAACTATGTAAGTAGCTTAAATAACAAATTTGGATCTAATAGAACTCCTAATATCCAAACTGGATTCTTTATTAATGTTGACTTAGAATTTGCTATCGATGGTAGTGTTTTATATACAGATATAGAGCAGGTAGCTACAGACTACTATTTAGGTGCTTTTACTGGCCCTAACAATGTTTACATAGATAATGAGTTCGGTAGAGGTGCTCCTGCAGATATTAAGCTGTTTAAATTAGTTGGACAAGACGTTGGAGTTGATGAACTACAAACTCAATACACTATAGAAGGAGACTTTATGTCTGCTGGTTATTGGATAAATAAGAAGTTTGTATATAACTATACTATCAATGCTGGGACATGGTATGATTACATATTAAAGGACTTTAAATGGGATCTAAAGATGGCTATGCAACAAGCTAAATTGTGCAAGGTTAACTTTAGTGGTACTTATTTAGACGTATCAGTTACTGAAAAATTAAATACAAAGCAATAATGGCATCTGTAATTAACGGAACAAATATAATTTTATATCAATATGATGGTACATCTAATGTGCCATTTGCTGCTTCTACAAACTGCTCTATATCAGTTTCTGTAAATATGCTTGATACGACCAGATTAACTTCATTAGACTACATGGAATTTACTGGTGGTCAAATAAGCTGGGAAATAGGATGTGATGGTATGATTACCATAGGCGATTATGACTATATAGATATGATTACTTTGATGCAAAACAAAGCCCCAATAACCGTAAAGTTTGAAATAGACAACGATAATGGCGGTGCTGTAGTGCTTGGTAAAAAGACCTTTACTGGTCTTGTGAATATTTCTTCTATAAATTTAACAGGCCCAATGGAGTCTGTTTCAACTTATTCTGTTAATTTGCAGGGTACAAATAACTTTACAATCTCTTAATATGGCATTAGTTAACGGTACTAACGTAATTTTATCTTATTATGACACATCTACTTCTACTGAGGTAGTTTTTGGTGCTTCTACTAACTGTAGCTTTGAGATTAACTCAGACCAAATAGATGTTACTAAGAGTGTTTCTGGTGCTTACAAGGAGTTTAACAATGGACTTTTATCATGGAGTCTATCTGCTGATGGTCTTGTTGCACTTAGAGGATTCTCTTACCTTGACATGATGAATAAAATGTTAACTAAGACTGTTATAACTGTAAAGTTTCAAATAGAATCTAATTATATCAGTGGATTATGCCTTATAGACAGTTTAGATATTGCTGGTCCAGTGGAGGCTTCATCTACTTATAATGTTTCTATGGTAGGAACTGGCCCTTACTATATCAATAGCTTACCGACTACAACTACTACAATAGCTCCAACAAGTACAAGCTTTACTTCAAGTACAACTTCAACAAGTACTACGTCAACTACAACCACTACGACTACTACAACAACAACCACTACAACAGATGCTTATATCTATTATAATGCTGATAGATATGATTGTACTACTTGTGCACTTGCTACAAGTGGACTTGTAGTTAGATTCCCAATAGGCACTTCTGTTACACTTAATAAGTTTTATAGAGGTGTTTCTGGAAGTGCATTTTATGTTACATCATCGACTACATCAGCTGTAGCTTTTGATGTTTATACTACTGCATATAATACTTGTGAGTTAGCTTGTGATTCTACCACTACAACATCTACAACAACAAGTACTACAACTACTTCAACAACTACACTTGCTCCATTTGTAGCTGCATTTAGTACAACAAGTGCTGATGATGCTTGTGCTGGTGGGTTAGGTACTTATTCATTCTACGGTAATGGATCTACATTATGCACTTCAACTACAGTAAGTGCCACAATTATAGCAGATGAAGCATCTTTAGGCGGTGATTTCTGGTTAAGCGTTGGTGGTCAAAGTAGATATTATAAAAGAAATACATCTCCAAGCAATACTCAAATAGGAACTGCTCAAGCAGCTTGTACGGATTGTCCTTCAACTACGACAACTACCACAACAAGTACGACTACTGCACCTCCTTTCCTATATGAATACGAAGCTACAAGATGTTCTGATTTAGCAACTGTAACTGTAATTTACCCAACTACTTTATCAGTAGGGACTACTTATTATGTATTCGGAACTCCTAAGTATGCTTGTTATACCATAGATTCATATGTAGGTACTACTACTGGTAGTCCTACCCATACATTTACTGGGACTATATCAGGATGTGATAATATCAATTGTGAACAAGCATAATAACCAACCAAAACACCAAATGAACACAAATGAGATATATATGTTGTCAACCAGCTAATGATTACTATACATGGCAGGTAGAGGTTGTTATAAACAACTTTAAAAAAGTAGGAATTAACCCTAACTACATAGACATTGTTTGTGGCATAGAAGGCGGTATTATACCTGATAACTGGATAAAGTTAGCCACTCATTACAATTCTGTAAGGTTCTTTTTCTATGAAGACACCAGAACAGATAAGAATTACCCTCCATCTATTTACTTTAACCTTCTTAAGCAACATATAGCTGCAAGAGAAGAAGTAAAGTATGATGTACTTTATTTACACGATTCTGATATTATCTTTACTAAGATTCCTGACTTTAGCGATATGGCTAAGGGTAATGCCTGGTATTTAAGTGATACAAACTCCTATATCAATTACGACTATATAACTAGCAAGGGTAATGACATATACGACATTATGTGTAGTATTGTTGGTATCGATAGAAGAATACCTAAGCTAATGAACAGGAACTCTGGTGGTGCACAGTACATAGTTAAGAATACTACTTACGAGTTCTGGAATAAAGTAGAACAAGATAGCATTAAGCTTTATAATAAGTTTTGTGAATTAGAACCAAGCTTTGTGCCGATAACTGAGGGAGACTACCCTATACAGAAATGGACTGCTGGTATGTGGGCTTTACTATGGAACGCATGGTTATATGGCCATGAAACAGTAGTAGACCCAAGAATGGATTTTGCATGGGTTACAAGCCCAATACAGGATAGCGAAAAATATACCGTACTACATAATTCTGGAGTTATTTCTGGGCAACCTAATATGTTTTATAAAGGATCTTATATGAACAGAGTTCCTTATTACGATGAGCTTGATATAGACACAGAAAGAGGCTCGTATGTTTATTGGAATGAGATTAAAGAAACTGGTAAAGTATCAATATTTAAAAATCATGAATAAGCTACAAGAAATAATAATATCCTACGTTAGGAAATATAACCCTACAGACGATCAGAAGTTTATAGCTAATGAAAGATTAGCAATTTGCATGGGTTGTGAATTTTGGGTACAAAGTCAGGTTAGGGACTATTGCAGTAAATGTGGCTGTACCACTTCAGCTAAAGTCTTTTCTCCAGTAGGAAGTGGAGCTTGTCCAATGGGTAAGTGGCTTAGATAGCATTGGCTAAGAATTAACTATTTTTGTAAAAATTATAGATAATGGCTTGTGCTCAAACAAATGCTGATTTTAGACCAGCGAATTACAATATACAAATATGGAGAAATGATACTTGGAGTCAAGTATTTCAGTTGACTGCCAATGAAGAGCCTATTAGCTTAGTTGGAGCTGAGGTTGAAATTCAGGTCCGTAAGAAGGCTAATAGCAGTACTGCAGAGTTGACCTTAACGGAAGGTAACGGTATTACTGTAGGAGGGGTTGATAATAATCAAATATACCTTAACAAACAAGTGGATATAGCTGCAGGTACATATGTATATGATATGGTTGTTTTGTTCCCTAATGGCAACGAAAAGACTTATATCTGGGGTAATTTTATCGTTTATGAAGACATAACCAAATTATAATGAGTACAGAAATCACAATAAATCAAGACATAGTAGACATAAACGTAACTGAGACTGTAGTAGTTATAGAAGCTCCATCAGGTGCATATCCACTACCTACAGGTGTGTTTTCTGTCTTTGGTAGATCAGGTAACGTAGTAGCTACTGAAGGGGACTATAACTTAAGCCTTTTAGGTGATGTTACGTTAACAAGCCCATCTAACGGCCAAGTATTAAAATACAACGGTACTGCATGGGTGAACGGATTGGATAACAACGCAGTTACTTCAGTATTTGGTAGAACTGGAGCAATTACAGCTCAAAGTGGAGATTATAATACCTTGCAAGTAACTGAGAATACTAACTTATACTTTACTGACCAAAGAGCTAGATATGCCATTAGTGGTGATGCTACTTCTGGTGTGGTATATCAAAATACAACTGGGATTATTGCTTTAGACGATATACCTAATACAAGCTTATTAAACAGCTCAGTTACAGTAAACGGAAGCACAGTTGCATTAGGTGGTTCTACATCTTTTTCAACAACTGCAGTATCTGAAGGCACAAACCTATATTACACTGATGCAAGAGCAAGGGCTGCTATAAGTGGCACTGCTCCTATTAGCGTTACAAGCGGTGTGGTTTCTATTAGCCAATCTGGACCATCTACAAATGGTTATTTAAGTAGTGCTGACTGGAATACCTTTAACGGTAAACAAGCTGCATTAACATTAGGCAACTTAACATCAAGCGATATAACTGTAACTGGTGGGACTGGTGCTGTGGTTGGTAGTGGTTCTACTTTGACTTTAGCTACAGTAAATAGCAATGTAGGTCAATTTGGTTCATCTACTGCTATCCCAGTAATAACTGTAAACGGTAAGGGTTTAGTTACAGCTATGAGCACAACAGCAGTATCTATCCCTTCTGGTGCTTTAAACTTTATAGGTGATGTAACTGGTAGCGGTACAACTGGTAGCGATACTACATTGACTTTAGCAACTGTAAACTCTAACGTAGGGTCTTACGGTACATCAACATCAGTACCTACTGTAACTGTGAACGCTAAAGGCTTAGTAACATCTGCATCTCAAACTGCAATACCTACAGCTACATCAAGTGTAACTGGTTTATTGACTTCAACTGATTGGAGTACATTCAATGCTAAACAAGCACAATTAAACGGAACTGGATTTGTTAAAGTAAGTGGAACAACTGTTTCTTACGATAACTCTACATATTTAACTACGATAGAAGGCATAGCTGCTGGTGGTGAATTAAGCGGTACATACGCATCACCATCTTTAGTGAACTCTGCTGTTACAGGAAAGGTCTTAACTGGCTTAAATGTAACTGGTGGCACAGTGAGTGCTACTGACTCTATTTTAGCTGCTTTTGGTAAGGTACAGAACCAAATCAATGGTTTGATTGGTGGTTCAATCTATCAAGGTACCTGGAACGCATCTATTAACACTCCTGCCTTAGCAAGTGGTGTTGGAACTAAAGGTTATTACTATATCGTATCAGTTGCTGGTACAACTAACTTAGACGGAATTACTGACTGGGCTGTAGGAGACTGGGCAATCTACGATGGTACAGCTTGGCAACAAGTAGATAACACAGATGCTGTTGTTAGCGTTAATGGATTTACTGGTGCGGTTTCTTTAACTACTTCTAATATTAACGAAGGAACTAATCTTTACTACACAGACGCAAGAGCAAGAGGTTCTGTAAGTGCTGGAACTGGAATTAGCTATAACTCAACAACTGGTGTTATTACTAACTCTGCTCCTGACCAAACAGTTAGCTTAACTGCATCAACAGGTATCTCTACAAGTGGTACATATCCTAACTTCACAATTACCAATACTGCACCAGATCAAACTGTAAGTTTAACAAGTGGTACTGGCATTAGTGCAACTGGAACTTACCCTAATTTTACAATAACAAATACTGCACCTGACCAGACTGTATCTTTAACTGGTGCTGGTACAACATCAATAAGCGGTACTTATCCAAACTTTACTATAACAAGTAATGATCAATATGTAGGTACTGTAACAAGTGTTGGAATTACAGAAAGTGCTGCTGCGTTAACAATAACTGGTAGCCCAGTAACTACAAGCGGAAACATCAATATAGGTTTTGCTGGTAATAGCGGTCAGTATGTAGCTGGTGATGGCTCATTAGTTACTTTCCCTTCTGTGGTTACACAAGCTCAAAACCTAGTAACTGAAGTTTATAACTCTACTGGTGCAACCTTAACAAAAGGTACAGTAGTTTATATTAATGGTGGTCAAGGCAACTTACCAACTGTTACTAAGGCTATAGCTTCATCTGATTCTACATCTGCTCAAACTTATGGTGTTGTAAGGACAGATATTACAAATAATAATAATGGATATGTTACTGTAATAGGTAATATAGATAACATAGATACTCAAGCATACACTGCTGGGACACAATTATACTTAAGTGGAACTACAGCTGGTGCATGGACATCTACTAAGCCTTACGCACCTATTCATTTAGTGTATGTAGGTATCGTAGTAAGAAGCCATCCAACTCAAGGTGTTGTAGAGATTAGAATACAGAACGGATATGAGATGGACGAGTTACACGATGTGTCTGCTCAAAGTCCTAATAACGGAGATATTTTACAGTACGTATCAAGCACAAGCTTATGGACTAAGACTGCTGGTACTACAAGTGCGATTTCAGAAGGTTCTAACTTATACTTCACAGATGCTCGTGCAAGAGCTGCTATTAGCTTAACAACTACTGGCAACAACGGAGCATCGACTTACAATAGCACAACTGGTGTGTTAAACGTACCTACTTATACCTTAGCTGGTTTAGGTGGTATTAACTTGACATCTTTAAGTGCTACAAGTCCTTTATTGTACGATAACACTACTGGTGTATTCTCTATACAACAAGCAAGTGGCTCACAAGCTGGTTTCTTATCTTCTGCTGATTGGACTACTTTTAACAACAAAGTACCTTCTACAAGAACATTAAGCATCAACGGTACTGCTTATGATTTAAGTGCTGATAGAAGCTGGACAATCACTCCTAATGTAAACGCTACATATACTCAAGATTATACTGCAACTGCTGCTCAAACAACATTTACAGTTACTGGTGGATATACAGTAGGTCAGTTAGCGGTGTTCTATAACGGATCTAAGTTAGCTGCTGCTGAGTATACTGCAACTAACGGAACTACGTTTGTTTTAGCAACAGCGTGTCAGGTTAATGACATTGTACAAGCGGTAGTATCTGTAACTGGTGGTGGTATAGGCGGTAGTGGTACAACTAAC